CTATATTTTGTTTTTAACCTGAGCCTGACCCGGTAAGAAACGGCCGATACTGGTTAGAGTGAGTGAAGCTCCATTGATTAAAGCAACAGTGGCATCCATCAGGGCGCTTTGCCGGTATTTATGAAATGGTGCTAAGGCATTCTGGAAAAAATTTTGGCATACTTTACGAACAAGCATAGCGGTGATCTCATTGAATTGGTGGAGCAATCAGTAGATCACATCACGCTATGCCTGTCTTGTTTTCTGGGGATTCTTCAGGGCTTAGTCGCCCGGAATCTTACTGTGGGAGTTCAGGTAAAACAATATCCTCTGGTTTTGATGTGTCAATTCGACTCAGTAAGACGCGGTAGGTTTTCCATGCCGTAAGCTGTGCTTTGTCGTCATTTGTTGCCATGCCGGTATCTACAGCATCTTGCAGTGGTGCAATCTTCGCAGCGGCTGCATTCAATAATTGAGTTTTCTTTTCTTCCGCTTCCTGTATTGCTGCTGCTTGCTGCAATGCTTTATCTGTTACCCATTTCGAACCGTTCCATTTGTCGTAAATAGTGAGTGGTGCTAGTAAAGTGAGCGTATCTGGCAATTCACCAATTGTCGTTACTTCCTCCGGCTGACCAGTTTCAGTGCTATATGCCACTTTCCCCCGCAAATCAGCAACAATTTCCCACACTGTACCATCCGCATTACGTCGCACTGCCTTATCAGCTCTTGCCGGCAATATTGGCGCATCAGCATATCCGCGCGCGGGTAATCCGACGCCCATCGGTAGGTACTCATTATTAACGCCAATGTATTCGCGTGAGTCAGGGCTTGCGCTATAAACAGCTATCCAACCCTCAGTGATAGATAAACCATCTTGTCCCAACTGCGCTACGGCAATATCTAGTGAATATTTTGTCATTATAAAGCTCTCACAATGTAGTTAAATGCAATGTTCCGTGGGCGAGTTTCATCACCGCCAGAATCACTTGTTGAAAGGCCGTTTACGCTTGTAAACCAACCTGGTGTGGGGCCGCCTGTTAGTCCGCGAATCTCAAAATTCGAGAGCCCATGGTTATGGCTTTGTATCCCGCCCCCCTGCCATCCCAATAAGTTTTGGTCTGCCCTAACACCACGCCCATCATCAAAGCCACGAATAAACTCGCCGCGCAAATCAGGCAATACACCAGACGGATATGCCAACGCCAATTTTGGGTATGTTGCTGCGCTAAACGATGAACCGTTTACTTTCAGAAACCCCGTAGGAGGGGTAGCTAGCGGGTAAGGAAGAGGGATGCCAATGGGAACTAGACTACCTTCGCCCAAACCAAGGTTTAAGAGAGTCTGTGCAACCGCAGCCGGGCCAGCGTCTTTAATTTCAGAAAGGTTATTAGTAATTTTTAATAACAAAGCGCCCAAATCACTTACTGCTTTTGGCGTGGCTGCCAGTATCTGACTGTTGCTGTTAGTTGCGTTACTTAATTGAACAACACCTTTTTGAGTTAATGAGGCGTCTTTAAGTTCTGGAATACCCTCTGCGATAAGATATCGTATAGCCTCAAGCACTTGAGCGCGATTACTCTTATCTAAAGAAATGCCAGCCGCCTCAACAATTCCCGCCAGTTCTTCCTGCACGGCATCAAAGTAATCATCATCCAGCGCGGTAGCCGGTACGCCAGTCTGTGGGTTACCACGGGTAAAGCCGTTCTTACCCGCGCCAAATTTATCAACCTGGGCGGTTGGGGTATCAATACGATGCATAAAGGGTTACTCCGGATAAAGAAAAGTCACATAAGTGTGCGAAGGACAAAGTTTGTTAATGACGCATTCGGCGGTGGTATCGCCCCACGTTCTCAAACTGTCGGTGCAGACAGAAGCGCAGGTCATATCTGTTATCTGGGTGACATTCGGCATGTTGACCTGCCACCAGTAGCGCCACTCTTCTGCATAAAGCGAGTCAATGCAGGTCGAAGTGCAGCGAAAAACATCACTTTCAAACTGGGTGATAGTGGCATCCGGATAGCCCAATGCCGCCAGTTGTGCCAGATAGAACGCCTTATTAATCCCACCTGTGATGTTAATTTTTGCATCCAGCCGCTGTTGCCGCTGGGCCAAGGTCTGTACGCCGGGCGGTGCGCATGAATCCGGCGGGCCGGTTAATTGTTCATAGCGACTAATGAGTTCGGTAGTAGTACGTGGATCAACCTCCAGCATCAGGCTATCGCCGCGCTGATGGGCGCGAGAGTAAGACGGTGCAAGCCCCAGCAGTAGGGGATCATCCCCCTCCCATGCCGGGCCACGCGGCAGCAGGTTGGTTAATAACTGGCTATAACTGTCGGTTAAGTCCACGTTAGATCTCCCACAACGGGCAGCTCAGTCGCGGCCAGCGGTATATCATCGGTCGGGCTGACCAGAACGTGTTTATATTCGCCAGTCGCAATACTGATAGCCTCACTGATACGCGAGTGATCCAGTGTTCCACCCGGCACCCCATCACGCAGAAACAAGGCGCGCAACTCAGCAATGACCGCATAGCGCACTTCGGGTGTATCTGGCGTGAGGCGAATATGGAACGGCACCACCTTGGCAACTGGCGGGAAGGTGTAGAGACTGGCTCCCGCCACTGGCGCTAGCGGTAAAAGGTGATCACGGACGGCGGTCACTACCGCATTATCTGGGATCGGGTTCTCTAAGTCGCTGTTGGCCACCATCACGCCAACAGTACCGGTCCCCATCCAGTGGCGATAAGTCCAGGCACGCGTGACGCCGGGCACCTCTTTAGCCCAGATAATGTAATCACCATCAGCGCCACCCTGTGGGGTGTAATACCAGCGCTCGATGATCCGTGCTCGCCACTCGTCCATTGGCTCCACATCAGTACCGCCCTCGATGCTGTCAGCGGCGGCAGATGATGGCAGGCCATTAATCGGTTGGATCAGCACCATACTGATACCATCATCGGTATTACCCAAAGTCCCAGCGACCGAACAAATCACCGGTACCCGCAGAACCCCCGCAACAGCGGTCGCCGCAGCCGTGGTGGTGTACTCCTGCAAATCATCACGTTGAATTACTCTGCCAGCAGGCACTTCAATACCGTTGGTGACGCCCTCCCAGCGCACAAAACCGGTCGCTGTTGCGGGTTCCTTGCGGGGGCAGCGCTTCATATTGCCGTGGCGCGCTAACCAATCCTCATCACACAGATCCGGTAATAGGTTGCGGGCCAGATAGTCGATATAGCCATAAACCGTATGCACCGCCGCCGCATGTACCCGGCTGTAAACCTCGGTGTCGGTACGGCGAAGAACGGCATCAGTTTGGAAGCGAGAATTAAGGTCACTGCGGATTTGGGTAATGAGCTGGGGAAGTGTCGGGCGGTTAAATCCGCTGTCAGCCATTGAGTGCACTCCATAAATCATCAAATGTGATTAGCTGAGAACTGCCATCATTGCGATACAGGGTTATCTCGGCGGTCAGTATCTCGGTACCGCGCCGCTGCACATTGATGGCTATTCGTGAAACTATGCCGTCGTCTTTTAGCCAGGCTAGCGCCTGTTCTAAGTAACCTCTGGCTAGTTCGACTGTGTTATTGGTCAGTGTGGTGCGTTGAAGCAAGTACAAACGCGATCCAATACGGTCATTTTGTATCGTGGGATAGCTGTCACCCCACCACCCCATCGGCTGTTCTGAATCATCATCTGGATCAGCACGACGCCAGGTGAACAGAGAAATAATCACTGCGCGAGTGAGATTATCAGTGGGCGTGGAGGCTGATTGTTGTTGACCATTCACCATCAGGATCATGAGTTACTCCATCTTCTGGTTAGGCTTGTCAGTATTCGGTTCGCCATGTGGGTGATCGTGCAAATTGAACTGGTCACGCATCGCCGCCATAGTGCCGGTTTTATCTTGAATATCAGCAGCCGACTCAATGTTGCCACTGGCTTTAATCTCACCTGTAGCTTCGATAAGCGGGGTGTTGAATAGCGCTTTTTCCTCGGCGTTAACAATAAACTGTTTGGTGTTCAGCTCTATTTTGTTGCCGCGCTTGAGAATAATGCTGTCGCCCTCATCGCTGTAAATGGCCACCTCCCCATCCTTTAACCCTTTAATCCGATAGCGACGATCAGCAACCACCAACACCACCCCATGCGAGCGGTCGCCATCGGGGAAAGCGGCGAACGCCTCCGCGCCAGTATGGGCGGCGCTGGTAAAGCCATAAGGTTCCAGATGTTCGATATTGTCTTTTAGCTCATCGGCAATCATCTGGATTTGTAGCATCTGGTTTTTACTGCTGGAGTCCAGGCGACGCACTACCGCCCGCACCAGCATATTGGATAGCCCGCGCTGTATCCCATCCAACAATCGACTCATTAGAATTCGTCCTCTTCGGCTTTTTTGCGGCGCTGTTTGTTTGGATTGGGTGGTTTTGGCAGATAGGCATCAGCGGGGCCGATCCGCAACTGGGTGATGGTTCCCTGCTCGTTTTTGCTGTAGGTCACCTCCGCGATTAACATTTCGCGGTTGTTAAAGCCCAGCACCGGATCGAACACCGTGACCAGCTGATTGGGCGACCACAAATCGCCGTTCCCCTGCCGCCAGCCCTGTACCGTATAGGTCACTTCATCGGTACGCGCTGCCCGCCGTAGCATCTCAAACTGGCTGCGCTCAATCACCGATCCCCCCGTGGCATTGCCGCTCTGCTTAATCACCATCGGTCGATAACGGCTGACGCCGCCGTCAACGGTTTTAGCCCGGATGGCATTGGTGGTGGCCGCGCCAAAGTCGTCGTCATTGCCCGATCGTTGCCCGGCAACCACGTATTCAGAAAAGCGGTCTTTGATGCTCTGCTCGGTGTCACAGGAAATGATATTTTCCCCCAGCACCAACGCGGTGACGGTGCGTGAGGCTCCCACCGGACCAATCACCAGTGCGCCAGCTGGATTGTCATAGGCCAGTACCTGCTGGATGCCCATCATCTTATCCAGCACATCCACCACAGTTTCACCGTAATCTACCTGCAGCCCCTGCATTGGCGTGTTTTCCACACCGGCATTGACCACCGAGACACCAAAGGGCGCGGCGAGTTGGGTCGCTATCTGCACAAAAGAGCGTCCAGTAAACTGAGTTATCAGGGCGGCACAGTCGATCAGGTCTTCGGTTTTACTGCGGCCGACAATACCCACCGATACTGAGCGGGCGTCATAGCGTACCGGTGTGGCATCGATATAACCGGTGACTACCAGATCCGTGCCGATCAGCACCGTGACCGCATCACCCTTTTTCACTCGCGGCTGCAGGTGTCCAGCCTCTTCGCTGCCGGGCCATTGGCGAGTGATTTCCACATTAAAATCACGGGCCAAACGTTCGATACCGGCCGAGATTGAGACCGACGTCCAGCCGACCCACTCACGACCATTCACCCGCAGCGTGACATCGTTATTCATCGAATGGGTACCTGTAGCGTTTTCACCGGCACGAAGCCGGGATGGGTGATTTGGTTGCGCCCGATAATGTCAGTTTCGCGCGCGGCAGAGTCATACCAGTCAGCCGCCAGCACCAGCGCGGGCAGCACTTCATCAGGGGTGCGGAAGGTGGTTTTTTCTATCTGCTCGAGCCGCATGCTGATATCGCGATTCACATCAGCGCGAACGGTATTAATCGCCAGGAATAAGGCATCATCGGTCACCCGTAGTAGCTCCTGATCAATGGCGGTATTGAGGGTGTCGCGGATCTCAGTTAATGACTCATAAGTCACTGGCGGGATAACGGCTACAGCATCGCTGAGAGACGTTACCGCCGGATGAGTGACAAGCGGCAGTTGTGCCAGCGGGGTTGCTGTTAATGGTGGGCGGGCCTGTGGTAAATCAGCCACGCTCTGTGCCGCCTCAGTCAGTGCGGTGGTACGGATAGCCTGAGCCACCACATTGCGCTGGGTGGTTTGGGTCTGAATGGTCTTGCTGTCCGTTTTCCATACCCCATGTGGAGCCAGATCACGACCGACCGTAAACCCGCTAAGCCCCTTAATTTTGTTAATAATGTCGTCGCTGTTACCCAGCAGACTATTACCCGAACGCCACATACGTTGCAGCCGGTTAACGAAATTCATGCCGGAACTGGGTGGCATCAACAGCACCGACAAGTCACCATCAAGCAAGCGACCCGCGTCAGAAATAGCCGAGTTCACGCCGTCAAAGGTTTTGATCGCGGTATTCATCATATCGCTGGCATCGCTGATCACGCCGTTCTGGATAAAGTCAGCCATCCCCTCCAGCCCGAAATCCTTACCGAATGCATCTGTCACACAGTCAGTCATGGCATCACAGGAGGAAACCAGCTTCTGGCCAGTGGCAACGCCGGAGGTGGGAAAAGAGAGTTCACCAGCTTCAACAAAGTTGAAACTGATGGTACACATGCGGCCATCAGCCGCGCTATGGCTAACCCTGATCTCACCGTCAATACAGACATTTAGCTCACCGTATTGCGGGTGAATCAGTTTCCCCGGTCCCGCCTGATCAATGGCAGCAATCAACTGATCCCGCTGCGCCTGGTAATCATCACCAATCAAATACGCTGAAATGGTATCCCGCCGCGTAATCCGCCCTAAGTCTTCTGAGTAAGGCTTATCGCGGTTGGGATATTCGTGGGTTTGTGTCCGGCGTCCGAAAGTGGCCTCATCCTCCTGCGTTTTAAATGGCACACCACGAAACGAGGCCGGTAATAGCTTATCTTTCCAGCTCATACATTCTCCGGGCGAAAAAAAACCCACCGAAGTGGGTCAGAAAGAACTTTAATTTCTATCGGGATTTAAACCCCTTTAAACGTGAAGCCAATGGTATAAAGTTCTGGCTTCCCTTTATTTCGCCAGAAGTACATATCAACCCGATCCGTGGATGGCTTGAACCATTGAACCTCTTTTAGCTTATTCAACTGATTGTGGAATATCGCCACGTCCGCCCCTGTCAGATAGTTATAGGCATTTCCGGCAAATTTAATATTACTGCTACTTATTTTTGCTTGAGCATCATCCACATAAAACACAACATTCACTTTGCTTATACAGGCTGGGTTAATGACTTCAATATTAAAGTCAGGCTCCCAAGCAGCGTTGTCATCAGCAAAATCATCTTCAGGAGTACTGGCTTTTCTAAAATGATAGGTATGTTTAACGGCTCCCTGCTCTTTGCTAATGTTATTAGTTACCGGTGCCACCCCAATAGAATGGAGTAATCCCTGCTCTGTAACCGGTGAAGTGCAAGCTGCATAGGTAATATTCGCACTCAATAATGAAATGACTAACACAATGAGTCTCACGATCACTCCTTTATTTTGGATAGGCATACCGACTGTAACCAACATCATAACCCATCCCAAAACCAGGCTGATTACTTTGGGTGCTCACCACATTCATGCCCGGCGGGGCGTTTTCAAACTTAACCGTCATTTCGCCGTTAACTTTCTGCTGGCTTTGGCTAGATAGTAGGTAATTATTGGATTGCGGTGATAATCCCTGCGTAGCGGGTTGTCCGCTACTATCGTCACCGAAAACATAATCCCAACCATCGTTTGCCCACCCTTTCACTTTATTCATCGCATTAAGGATTGGCTCGATATAAACGCTGACTCGCTCCCACATATCTTTAAACCAGCCAACTATCGGCTCCCAATTCTCAATAATAATGCCTAGTGGGTGGTAGTTGAAAAATAGGTCTTTGACAAACTGCCAGCCTGTTGCGCTGCACTCTTTGATAAACTCCCAAGCAGTGCTGAACCAGCCAGTAATTGAATCCCACATATCCTTAAACCACGGCCCTAGAGTTCCCCAGTTAGCCAGTATTAACCCTGCGCCCATCGCTACAATACGAATAATCATACCAATGGGACTCATGCCGATAGTTTTACTTATCAGCCCAAGAGCAATATTCACACCCAGCATACTCAACTTCAGGACTACAAACCCAGCAGCAAGGCCAATAGCTCCACGGATAACCTCAGGGTTAGTAGCTGCAAAATCACTAAACCGCTCTGCTAAATCCCCCAGCCAGGTAACCACATGTTTAGCATCACCAGCAAATGCCCCGCCAATTGCGGCAAGCCCATTAACTGCGGTCCCCGTCATGGCCTCCCATAAGTTGGTGAGCGTACCCAGCTGGGCATCAACACGCTGCTGCAATGTCGCTTGCTTATTCATCCGCTGTAATACTTCGTCGTACCCAGTTTTACCTTTGGTAATAAGGGCATCTACCACTTGCAGCGTTTCTGCATCATCACCGAATATCTGTTTGATAATAGTGGTCTTTTGCTTTGTGGTAAGTGATTGTAATTTCTGGAGTTGATTAAACATATTATCCAGCCCCCCAAACTCACCCTTACCGTCGGTAAAATCGAGCTTAATTCCTTTTTTACCCAGTAACTTATTGGCGGCATTCATCTTCTTGCCATCAAAGCCTGCCTGAAACACCTTACGTAATGCGTTACCTGATGCTTCACCCTGCATCCCCATCTGATCCATCATGACTGAGATCGGGGCTAATGCTTTGGCGGCAGTGAGTCCATCCTTGTTGACCATCTTCAAGACAGAGCTAGTCTTACCGAAGAAAGCCAGCATGTTGGTGTCATCCACCCCCATATAAAAGGCTTTTTGGATGGTATCAAACAGCCCCATCATGTCATTAGATGCGGTTCCTGTAGCATCCTGCATTTTTGCTGCGAACTCTGCGGCGGCTTCAGGGGTTTTCTTCAGCTGTACAGCCAGATAAGCGGAGGCTTCGCCCACACCACTTAAAATATTAGTAGCGGGGATGCCTTGCCTGACCAACATCTGCATCATGTTTTGGAAATCAGCGGTAGTGCCAGGTAATTTATTACCCAATCCGACAGCTAGTTTATTAATCTTCTCGAATTCGATACCGACAGACCCACCAGCATCCATCATGGCAACTTTTAAGCCTGTTGCTGCATCCTCTTGTTTTGCAAAAGCAATACCAGCCCCCGCCAAACCAGCAACTAACCCTGCAGCTAATGGCATTGCGCCCGCTGAGCTTTTATCAAGGTTCCGACGAAATGAACGCATGTTCTTCTGAATCCGGCCTAAAGCCGGAGACAGTTTATCAACACCTGTTATGAGTGCTTTTAGCTGGAAACTATCCGCCATTATTTTTTATCTCCTGTTCTATGCGGATAGCCTGTTTCTCCAATAAATCGAGGGAAGAAAATGGCTGATCAAGCATTTCTATTGGATTAATGCCCCAGTATTTGGCGCAATTAAAATAGCGGGCAACAAGATCATCTGGCGTTAACTGCCGAGGAAAAAACGGGCCACCGCCCAGCCTGCAAGATTTAAATCGGCCGGAGACATTGAATCCACCGCGCTGGGTGGAATATTGCCAAGTCGAGTAATATATTTGCATACTGCAGCAGATAATAATTTCACTGACTCATCAGGATTAAGTTGATAGGGATATCCGATTTCACGAACATCCTTACCCGTAGGATCTCTCATCTCAATCTCTTTAATTTCTTCACCATGCGCGGTAATCGGTGCTGTTAATGTCAGTTTCATTGGTAAAAGCCCTCTTGTCCGTGGAATTCCATATCTACTGTGCCTTCTTCAGCATTATGGTTCGCTTCACCATGTAGCCAGGCGCTAGAAAGTACATACACCTGACCGTTCGCCAACTCACTGGTAATGGTCATGGTATCTGCGGAAGTGATCTTGCTGATAGGGTAATCTTTGGGGACTTTAAATGTCCCTTTGGTATAGGGCGCGCGGTGGGTTTCTTTGTAATCCACTGAGCCATCCAGCCCGATCACATCGTCTTTCACCGCGGTATTCATTGGCACCTCAATGCCACCAGTCAGAGATAATTGCTGACCATCAATTTTGAAAAAGCACGTACCACCAATTCGAGCCATTTAGGCCACCTCTTCGCTATATTGCAGACGGAACTGATTAAGCACCGCGAATACTCGCAGTTGGTTGACATAATCAGGTGGGAACAGCACATCAAGGCGGTTAGGGTTATCCGCGTTGCGCTCGACAATCAGGTATTGCTTGAACAGCTCAAAGTTCTCAACAATGCCCGCGCGCTCCAGTTGGCGATAAATGGAAAGCAATTCCCCACGGATCACCTTGGGTGTGACAATCGCCTGACCTGCACCGAAACGGGTACCATCGTTCGCCAGCTTATGCCGTGGATATTTGCTGGTGATAACCGACTTCAACCGGCGCAACACATAGGCGCTGGTATGCAGCGTTTCACTATCAAGGAAACTGTTATCGGCGTTGCCGTAGGTATTTTTCTGATAAGTGGTGATATCGCGCTGAATACGCAACACCCCGCCCTCGCTGTAAGCCGTGGCGATGCCGTGGGTTAACAGGGATTGCTGCTCGGACAGAATGAAGCGCGTACCCACCGGAGCCGGAAGCGCATCATTTAACAGGCCGGTTTGCGTAGGTCGTGCCGGATCATTGCGAATAAACACCGAATTACGCGCGGTTCGTGCCGCAACCAGTTCATCCGTTGCCATCTGTACGCCGGTTTCATACCCGGCAATAGTCAGATGTGGGTCGTTGAATGTGGATCCAAAAGCCACCAGATCCGACAAATCACCCACTTTCGCGGTGTACACATGGCCATACAACTGCCGTGACCAGCTCCAGCGCCCGGTATCGTCATTCATCTCTTTACCGATGGTGGACAGTGATGCCGAGTCATTGAATGGGAAGGCGATAAAATCAAATAGCTCATCACCCAGGGTGGCAATAGTGGCAGACAGGTTTGGCGCACCAGCCCCGCCAGCCATCGGAACAATCGCCACATTCACGCCGGATGGATTCTGCTCACCGCCGACAGTACCGCGATAGTTCAGGCTGATAGGCAAACCGTTACCAGTAAGCCCGCTGTTTTTGGCTGTAAGAGTAACGACGCCCGCCGCCGCAACTGCAGTAATCGGCAAATCAAGCAGAGCATTAACCGCCGCAGCGATGCTGGTACCGATAATCGCCGGAGTATCCAGCGCAGTAACCACGACTTGAACTCGGACAGAGCCGATATAAATCGACAATGTGCCGGAGGCTTGCGCGGTACCGGTGACAGTGAGTGTGCCGGTTGCCGGATCACCCGCTACTTCAGGAACAGCAACCACCCACAATTCACCAAAGGGATCGACAGCGCGGTATGCGGACACCATTCGGGCTAGCTGGCTACCCCGTCCGGCCACCTGCCCCGCCCGATCTGCCGACGGCATAATAACGAGCGTATTCTTTTCAATCGAACTGGTTGCCAGCGCGTGGGCGATAATCAGTGATGGCCCACTGTCTTGTGCCGTATTTGCCGCGCTATTATCCATTTCGGCAAAGAACAACGGCACCCGTAAATCATTAGGGATGTTGTTAAAATTCATTGTTTTTTGGCCTTCTGCTCAGGTTGAACGAGGGGTGCCGGTGGTGCGGTTTCTTCGGGTTCTGCGGCCTTTACGGTCACTTCTCCTGACGCTATCCGGCGGTGCCAGTAAATATTCTCATCGACGTTTCGGCCCTCTGCGGGCAAAAAGTCACCTCTAACCGGGTCAGGAACTGACCGGCCATCTTTGGGGATCACATGCATAAGGGGTTACTCGTCGTTAAGAGGGATGTTTAACTTGTGCTCAATACTGCCGTCAGGGGTCATGAAATCGACATCCACCATGATCCGCTCCAGCTCTGCAAGCTGCTGAAGGTCGTCCCATTGGTGGGTGTCTTCGACTGTGATATCCCGTGTGGCTGAGAAATCATACTGGTAATAAAGATGAGCGCGGTTCATATCCAGCAGGTTGCCACCGTCATATTGAATCGGGTCATAGCAAGATTCAGGCTCCCAACCCAGAAGCGCTTTAAACAACTCGGCCCGTATATCATCAACGGCGTCAAAGGCGGCTTTTTGTCCACGCTGATCGGGGGTGTTATCCAGTACCACAATCACAGCGAAACCGTCAGTAAGATCCTGCCAATAGTCTGTTTGTGACTTTTGCTCACCAACATTGTCATCCAGCGGAATGACCCATGCTGATGGCAGTTCCATCTTTGTCACTTCGGGTATTGGTTTGTATTCAGCCGCACCGGATACACGGCCATTAAATGACGGACAGCGCAATCGAAGTGCGGCAATAACAAGTGAAAGTTTCATTTTTTAACGGGCCTCAATGAACTTTGTAAGGCGTCAAATAGCACGCGCTCAATCCACGCTCGACGATTTAACAAAGCCTGTTCCATAAAGTTTTTACGGGGTTTGATTTTCCAGCCATCACCACCCGAACCACCACGACGATGGTTTTTATTGCGCTTAGCTTTACGCCGGACGCCGTAATAAAGAAAAGCAGGATAGAAATCACCCTCGAGGAGGCGAGAACCTTTACCCCCCTTCTGGTTGGGGGCTATTCGGACTAAAAAGCCAGGGCGATTGGCGGTCGCTGTTGGCACACGAAAACCAATGGATTTAGCCAAAGCACCGGTACGATAGCCCGGAGCCTCTCCTGCTTTTGATATCGCTCGCCGCGCCACTAATCGACGCGATTCCCGTAAAACACTTTGACCTACTGTGACAAATGCCCGGCGAACTCGCGCTTTGTTAAAGGTTAATTCCGGCTCTTTGGCAAAATCGACGTGCAGATAAAGACCGCTGGTTGAATTCTCAATCGCCATTATTGCCCTCCCCAATAACTTCCACGGCTCCCAGCTCCTCAGCAGTGATAACCAGAAAGCGGTTGGCTTCATTTAGGTTGGTGGTGCCCTTAACCCGATAAACCATTTTATTGATAACCACTTCATCATCAGTGGTGATACCCATTCGGTAGCGGATAACGATGCGGTGAGTAATAGCGACATCAATCTGTACCGAGCCGATACGGACAGAATCACCAATGGCTGACAGCTTTGCCCAGGTATCGAACTTATTGTGATAAACGGTATCAACACCCATATGACCGTTGCCGGGAACATCTTCGCGGGTGCGGAACTGGGCGCGTTTGTTTAGTTCACCAATCGACGGCGTGCGGTAGGTGGCGGAAACTTCAGTCAATCTACGCTGAGTCATAGCTATACCCCATAGATGCGGTAAGGCTGGAGAAGTGAAGTTACTGCAAATGGAACCTCTGATGATTCAACAGTAGAAGTTGCTTCCCTATTTTCATACCAATGGCCAATACATAGCAGCATGGCTGTCAGCACATCATCATCAAGAAAAAGAGAGTCTTCACCAAAATCAGGATCTGCGGCATCTTCAAAAATCGTCCGCCGTGTGTAGTTTTCAACATATCGCCAGGCGGCCCGCATATATATCTTTAGTAAGGTTTCATCTGCATCAGAATCCAGCCGGCAATGCTCCTTAACAACGTTGATATCGATCATTAGGAAGCCTTATTTTGTTTTGCTTTTCTTACCACCGGCACTGGCCTCTGGCTCCGGTTCTGGCTCCGGTTCTGGCTCCGGTTCTGGCTCCGCAGGTTGTAATTCATCCGGCAATTTTGCATAGCCTTTGATCAATAATTCGCGGCCATGCTGTTCGCCAGTTTCAATTTCAGTCCCCTCAGTTGCAACGGCACCATCAATATAAATAGGCTTAATCGCTATTAATTTCATCGTATTACCTCAGTAAATGGCGGCCATGTGGCCGCTCACTTTCAGTATTTATTCTGCTGCGGGAGGGGTGAAGCTACCGTAAATAAAGGCTTCTGGACGTTTAACCGCTAACGCCAGGCGTTCTTCACAACGAATTGAGATCATGTTTTTCTCAAAGTCGTCGGCATTTTCAGTACTGATCACCACATTGGCATCTTCACGGTCAAATAGCTGGGCCGCTGCATTAAATGCACCGGTCAGGAACTTGCCTTTGAATGCCGCTGTTTCAGTGGCCACTACTGGTAGCCCCCACAAGGTTGGGCCAGTTAAGCCGGTAGGATTGGCCAGAATGTATCGACCCAGCGTGTCTTTGGTCAGTTCAATCTTGGCCCAGTCGATAAAGTGGAGCACATGACCAGAAGCAGGAAAACGCGCCAGTTGAGCCTGTAACATGGCAAGTCGCAGATCGTCGATACCATTCTGTTGCGCGACGGAAAAGGCAGCAGCAAAAGCAGTCGCCTGTGGCACGATGCCGTGTAAGTGAGCGCCAGTGCCGTCACCAAACAAAATTTCTTGTTCTTCAACGTATTTCAGGCCGTAGCGCATTTCTGCATCAACCGTGGATTGCAGTTGTGCAAAATCATCCATGATCTGTTTGGATGCCTTGAACATATGCGCAATGGTCGTCACTGGAGTTATTTTGGTAGCAAACTCAATGCCGCTATAAGGTTTGGCTGTCCCCTCCGGTACCACTTTGGCCGCATTGGTAAATCCGGTCTGCTGTACCCAGAAGATGGCCGGTGAACCGGTACGGCCAGGGGCAATTAAGTCACGGATAAACAGGCGCTGTTTGGGGGCGGTATCGATGCCAGGTAGACGTTGCGGCTCTACCACACCCTCGGCAACACCCGTGGAAAGCAATGCCGCACTGACAGGGACGCTGATACGTTTACCCCCTTCGATGCTGGCGGCAAATGCTTTGACATTCTCAGCCGAAACAACGATCTGACCGATGCTTTGCACGGTGTTAACGGCATTTGCCAATGGCATCTGAGCAACATGTTGTTCCAGTTCCCCCAAAGAGGATTTGAGCGTTTTATTGGCTTCAGTTAACGCATTAAACTCAGTTGCAATTTTATCAACCGCTGTTTTTGTCTCCGCAGATAATTGCCCTGAGTTTTTAGCCTCGGCCAGCGCCGCTTCTGCTTTAGCGGTGAACTCACTGGAGGTTTTCTCCAACTGAGCTGATACCTTTTTCAGTAATTCATTTACATCAGACATATATTCTCCAAATTATTGGCACGCCGCTTTCAGTCCGTTTAATGCAGACTCAAGACCGGCTAAAGTTTCAGTATTGATTTCGGTGGTAGCGCTTGGCGTACCGGATGGAGTAACAGCAGCGCCCGGCATACTGTCGGTTAAGGCTTTAAGTAATTTTCGACGCTCGGAACGTGGGGTATTGGCTTTTGCCAACAGCGCATCGAGTTTGCGAATAGCTGCTGACGGGCTTTGGTCATCATTGGTAATTTCATCAGCCGATAACAAACTATCAGCGAAGCCTTTTTCGACTGCATCACTGCCTGCAATGTAGGTTTCATTGTCCATCATGGCGGCAATATCAGCCGCAGACAGGCCGGTTCTGGCTGAATAGATATCACCCATCGCCCGATCAAAAGGCTCAATATCGATGGCTGCTTTCGCCAGATCGTGGCGGTTGCCCATCATGACAATCCAACAGTTGTGGATCATCAGAAACGCCCCACGTCCGACCTGAATTTCATCACCGGCCATGGCAATAATGGAAGCCGCAGAGGCGGCAATACCCAACACTTTCACCGTGACCCTGCCGCTGTACTCACGCAGCAGGTTATAAATAGCCAGCCCCTCGAACATGTCACCACCGGGCGAGTTGATGTTAACCGTCACATCCTCCCCGCCCATCGAGCGCAACGCGGCAGCAATGCGTTTGGTGCTGACCCCCTCGCCCCAGTAGTCCTGTCCGATTACGTCAAAGATTGAAATGCTGTTTTCGCCAGTGTCAGCAGCTTTTAATCCACCGTTCCAGCGCTCTACTGCGCTGGGCGAAACCTCACAGGAAACACCCGCGCACGGGCGGCCCACCGGCGCTGCCGGAAGGTTTTTAATTGTCATTGGGTTTACTCCTGAGATTCGGTGCTGTTCTGCTCTGTTGAGCTGGTTTTAGACTGAAGAGGGTTAGATCTTTCCGGGAATAACCACGATTCAAGCGCGGCGCGTGCCTTTTCGCTACCGGAGGTTGAATCACTGCCCAGCTGATCAATCGGCGTAAGGTTGAGTTGCACGGTATAGATATCGCCACCCGGTATCGGAGGCAGATTTTCAAGGCGGCGAACATCGTTGCGGTTCATCCAGCCATTTTGCAATGCTGTGGTGTAGTAAGCGGAACGGCCCGCGCTGTCGGCGCGCAACAAACCTTCAACAGAGAATTCAGCAAAGTAATCCTCATCACCAGCCAGCAGGCAACGGACAATTTCCTGTTCAATATTAACCAGTAGCGGGCGCAGGGTATTGCTCAGGAAAAGCAGGTTCATCCCCTCAACACTTGAAGCCCAACTGCTTTGCTTGGTCATATGGCCCACCATAAATGGCGGCACCCTAAACCAGCGGCAAATCTCTTCGATACTGAATGCCCGACTCTCCAGCATCTGAGCGTCTTCTGGATTCATGGTCACGCTTTGGTAGGTTAAATCTGCTTCCAGTACCATGGTTTTACCGGCATTTTTTGAGCCGGTGAATGCCGTCATGCTGCTACGCAGTTTTTCTCTCTGGGCTGTTGTTAGCGCGGTTTTACTGGTCAAAAAACCCGAGTTTTGCATGCCATTTTCAAATACTTTCGCCGCAGACTCTTCGATCGCCATGGCTGAACCAAATACGTCCCGACCGGTATTCATCGGCATTAATCCACACATACCATCCAGACCAAATCCCCGGATGTGCATCATGGTTTTGACCGGTATCACCCGTTTCTTACCGTTCTCGGTATAGGTGTATTCAAGCTGGCCGCTGTCCAGGCGTTTAACCACCATATTCTGCGGCAACAGCGGAATAAGAGAGATAACGCGATTGCCGATCATTCTCTTTTCTATAAACGCATTACCTCGCAAACAGATACTGGCCACCAGCATCAACATAAAGCGCGAAGGCGTCATTTCTGAATTCGGACTGCGGCATAATACCGGATATAACGGGTGGTCAGTCGCGGTACCTCGAGAACCGTCTGGCATGCGCTTATACAATTTCAGCGGAAGAGTCGAAACTGATTCACTGATAAGCCGGACGCATGCCCAGGCTGCGGCCAACTGAATCACTTTATCGGCGGTGACCACCTTGCCGCTGCTGCTGGTGCCAAACCATTCTTGAAAGAAAGTGCCAGTAGTGAGGCTAATTGGCACACCAAGCCAGTTAAGGAGCGCACTTTTAACGCGCCCCGGATGTTTATTTTGTGCCATTAGATACCTACTATTATTGGGTTATCAAAGAAACCATCCAGATCGCCTTCTTCCTCAATATCGGCATCTTCAGCAGCGCCAATTGCCATGGCAGAAGCAACCACCCCGTCAATGCGGCCAGTGCTTTTCTTCTTGGCAAAGATGCGGTTATCTTTCTGGTCTGCTTCAAGTACCGCTGAGGCTGCATTCCAGCGCAGGCAAGGGTTATGCTTGATAATTAACTCTTTGTTATTGAGTTTTTCCTCAAACAGTTCAATCGATCGCGGCATCCATAAGCCGGACTCCTGCGCTTTGTAATAGCCCTGCCCATGGGGAACCAAAACGACACTGACCGAGTTGCTTTCCAGTTCAGGCTCAAGGTATTTGATGCGGTATTGGTCAAAAGCGATGCATTTGATATCAAACATGGCTGTTAGCTCACCGATTCGGTGGGCAACAAAACCATAGTTCACAGCCTTACCCGGTGGCGCGTGGATAAAGCCAGCCTTTAACCATTTGTCGTAAGGCACCCGATCGGTTTTGGCGCGTTCGAGCAGACTGTCTTTAGGTGTCCAGAATTCAACAAACAAGCGGTTACGCTTGGGGAAATAGAGCGCTAGCGAGGTTAAGTCGCGAGATCCCGACAAATCAAGACCGCCGTAACACACCTCACCGGCGAGTTCCTCAATATCGAACTCTTCTTCGCAATCCATCCACGTATCGCCACTGATCCACGGCGTGGCAGACTCCACCCATTCACAAAAGTTAAGACGGCGCACGATACTTTCTTTCGACGGGATGCCTCGCGCAGAAGTCACCTGCTCGCGCAGGTATTTAAGTTCAAAGGTTTGGCCCAGCGAGGGGTTAGCTTTACCCCAGCAAGATTCGTCTTTAAATGGGTCGTCGCCTTCGTCCAGTGAACAGATAAAACTAAAGAAGCTGTCATCTTCCAGATCGCCGCTGGCGACCTTTTTGCCGTATTCGTGGTAGTCATAACAAACGCTGGTTTTATCATGGCCGCTGTTAGTGATTAGGAATATCAGAGCCTGACGCCGCCCTTTGGTACCGGCGCGCATCATCTCAACAACCTGATTGGTTTTATGTTCGTGAACTTCGTCAATTAGCGCGCAGTGGGGGCGCGGGCCAGATTGCCCATCGTCTGAGCTGATGGGTTTAAAGAATGAGCCGGTTTGCAGGAATGCCAGATTCCACACGTTTAAACCGGTACCGGATTTAACCACCCGCTGAGAGAGTGCCGGAGACTGATCGACCATTGATACAGCATCGCGAAACAGGATCATGGCCTGGTCTTTTTTGGTCGCAGCCGCGTAAACTTCGGCCCGTGGTTCTTTGTCGGCCATCATGCAATAAAGACCGACACCACCAGCTAGCGGGGATTTACCCGAACCTTTGCCCGACTCCACATACACCATGCGAAAACGTCGGGTGCCATCACTGGATTTCCAGCCAAAAATAGAGCCGATAACAAAGCATTGCCACGACAACAAAATAAACGGCTTGCCTTCGTGGTCGCCACCATTGAGTTTTAATACGTTGGCAAAAAAGGCAATAACACGGGAAACCGCTTCGACATCCCAAACTAGTCCGCGCGCGGGGCCAAGTTCCAGATCCCGCAAATGTCTTTCACAGGCATGGCGAATATCGGGGCCTGCCACTATTTTCCCTGACGTCACATCGGTTGCATATTGAGTTACTGGATCAACCGAAGAACTGGGCGAGCGGGTCTTCTTTTTCTTCTCCGCCATTAACGTTCACCTTTGATCTCGCGGCTGGGGTAAGGCCGAATTCAATTAAGTAGCCTTTGAAGCGGCGATCCGCATCGGCAAGCTGCCCTACGGCGGGATGTCCTTTGATAAGAAAATCACCCAGTTGGGTTTTGGTCATGTAGGTATTGCCCTCGATATCAATCTGCTGGCGCAACCGCAAAATTTCCGCATACAGATCACAAAGGCGTTCCAGTGCCATGGTATCGGCGACGGTCAATACGCCCATCTGATCCAGCAGTAAAGTTAACCGCCCCCAAGCTGCCTTGCCCCAGTCAGTTAAATGAGCGGGAGGACTTGGAATTTCTCGGGCTGGTTGAGGTTCATTCTTATTCAGTGGGCGCTTGCCCGGATTACCGGTGACCACCTTCAAGTGGGTCGGTTTTGGTCGGCGTCCAGCCATGGAAAACCTCCCAAAAAAAAGTTTTCAATTCGCGGTTGTGCACAGAAATGAGGGCTGGCGGTATGGAGAGCGAAGAGGTGAGAACTTTCGACCCACCCTCCCGATGATATTCATTCCCATTCACACCATTGGTTAAATGGGAATCACTCTCATTTACTCCAATGTGAGTTGGGGTCAATCGGTATGCCATCAGCGGTACAGCCCGCCACATAGCCTCTCTTCTCCTGCCGCTGCTTGGTTGAATCATGGTGCTGCTTACACAATGGTTGCCAGTTCCCTTTATCCCAGAAGAGTTTCTGTGCTTTCTTTAGTTCATCGGGGGTCTTGGCTTCTTTCATCCGATGCGGCTTGATGTGATCCACAACGACCGCTGCTGTCTTCCTGCCCTGCTGGTTGCACATAACGCAGAGAGGATTGCTACGAAGAAATGTCAGTCTGGCTTTTTGCCATGGACTGCTATAAATGCTGCTGGTCTTCATGGCGTTGCTCCAAAAGAAAAACCACCGGCTTATAGGGCCAGTGGCTGTGGGGAGTCTATGAGCTGTTTAGCGTCTTTTATCCACGAGCGAACCAAGACGGACACTTTTTATCCTCTCTTAGATTTTCGAGAATGAAGAAACTAAATTCATGAATAGCGTCTTCCGCAGACATATTTTCAGGTATACGTTCACTGGCATAGATAGCATCTTGGACAGTGCCGTAAGTTCCTGAGGCGCTATAAATGTGAGATTTTTCACCTTTAGAATCTTCACGCATGATGTTCATGCTGTTACTTAAAATAACCGTCTGAACACCCCATAAAAAAATTTGTTGCTTAGTCATGATTGCCCTTATTTAGGAGAAATAAAACAGTCCATTACATTCTCTGAATGGCCCTAACCCATGATGGTCTAACTGTTTTAAGAGTTCCAGTTGGGGTTTGTCATAACTGTTTAAGTCAGTGTTTGGTTTGTACGTTGTCGATGGCACTTATACAGATCATCTGTAGTTATTATTCAGTAAAGTTCGGACACACAAGAATGATTCTCTTTAAAGCAAAATTGATAACTTGCTTGTACGCTAAATTTTCATTAAATAGTTCTAACTCCAATTTTTTATAAAGTTCTTCAAACCCTTCTTTGGGTGGCCTATCGCCCCAAATTGAAAAAGACTCCATAGCCCCATTAATTGCAGAAATAACGTCATTACATGCCACACATATTTCATTTTCTGATTTTGCTTTAGCGGCCAACTTGATAATGCGTTTTAAATAACTATCAACTAGCTCATACGTCGTTTTCATGACAACTCCCGCATTGTGATTAAACGAGTAATAACACAACCCAAAAATCAAATCAACCATATGAAAACAAAAGGATTTATTAACGAATAGGTCAACACAGATAAGTGTATAATTTAACTAACCAAGTAGTTATTAAATTATTTTATATAATAGGTATTATCGTGGCTCTCAACTTGTGATCAGTCCTTACCTTCCATAATGGCTAGCATCGCTGGGGCTGTAATCTTCATGATGTGATCGTGCTCTACAGCAAGAATGGGCTTTTCTTTCGCTCATTCATTAATCGACTGCCAATAGTGCCTTTCAGTTTTGACCGAGTTTCTTTAATAGCAAACCGATGCTGCATCTCTTCGCCGATAGACAGTCGGCGATTTAGCTGTTCTGCCATCCAGTTAAACGCATTGATATAGCACTCTTTGATAGCGGTGGCAGTTTTCCCTGTAAAACCCATAACCAACATCATGCAACCGTCGCGTGTGATATTGTACATTGGCTGGATATCACCATTTTTATCAATAAAATCAATGGGCGCAAAATTGCGCTGGGTGAAATCACTGGAGCATTTCAGATTACGAATTGCCCTTAATACATCTTTATGCCGCTTACCAAAATATTGAGCGACTTTAAGCGATGTGGTTATCACCTTGTTTTCTGACATGACAACCATATCGCGGAAATCAAAGGCAGGAATAATTGACGGATTATTCATATCGGTAGTTACCTTATAGAAACGAGCCTCGTTGCCCAGAAACGCCAGCGCACAGAGACGGCTACCGGCCTAAACCAGCATTTCTCCAAGGCTTGTTTCTGTAAGACTCTATGCTTTGAAATGTGCCGGGCATGGCACGAGATATTGCAGGTACAAAAAAGGCCCAGTCGTTAAACTGAGCCTTCATGTTCTTTGTTCGCGGCTTTGCTACTCCTCTCGGCGTTGCGCCACCACTTACGGCTTACCTGTCAGCAAGATGTGGATCAACTCTTTAGGGCTGCACAATCTGGTTATTTCAAGCAATACTGATGTGAATGAAACTGAACAGCCACAGAATGAATTCAATCACTCCCCAGCCAACAGCGGCGCAGATGCAGCCAAGAAAAATGAATGTTCCCGTTCCGGGTAAATTAAGACCCATTTCTGTTCTCCTCAATCTTGCGAATACTCGCCTTATCTGCGTTGCACTGCTCTATCACCATAAGTAACGTGTCATTAAGCAATAGGCTGTTACCCCAAGTTAATATCTCGGGGACTTCTGGAGGGATGCAGTCAGAAAGTAAGCTTGCTGGTATCGGTACCTGTGGCACCTGAACGTATTTGATTTGCGTGTTTCCGCAAGAGGTCAGCAGCGGCAACAGGAACAAGCTTATTAGTACAATCGTCGCCTTTAATCGCCTCTCGAATGTAAACGACGCGAGCCTCACCCTCTTGAGCAATTTTCTGTTTGTCATTCTCGTTGGCCTTGGCGATATCGTTGATGATGTTAACCATGCGTACCTGGTTATTGAGAATGCGCCGGGCCTCGTCGCGCTCATCAGTAACTGTGGTAATGGCCGCGTCTTTAGTAACTGCCTGTCCGTGGTAGTAAACGACGCCAACTAGTAAGGCAGCAATCACAGCAATGAAAGCGGCGGTTAATTTATTCATCCAGCCCCCAACAGGTCAGTTCGCTCTCCTGTGCGCGGCGTTCTATCTGCCCGTAACAGTTATTTGAGCGAATATTGCAATCCCTGCCGCCGTCATATACCCAGCGTTTGATTTCAGCGCATGCACCTTTGCGGTCGCCAGCGTTGAGTTTTTTATAGAACGTGGAGGTGAAGCATTTGCTTGGGCCAATGTTATAGGGGCAAAACGAAGCAATACCGGCAATCTGTGGTTCAGTCAGCGGTACCCGGACATTTTTCTTAACCCAGCTAATAGCCTTGTCAGCCTCCAACTGATTCACCGCAGCACATTTGTCCGCTGACAACTTCATCCCTTTCACTACCGGCTTACCATCAACTTGAGTCGCACCACGGCAAATAGTCCAAATCCCTTTTCCATCTGGATAAGCTACAAGCCGATTGCCCTCTTTCTCATCTAAAAGCTGATCAAGAATTATGGTGGCTGGTGCTGCGACCATTACCAGAGCCAGAACTGCCGCGCTTAATTTGCTTTTTGTCGAGGCCATCACTCACCATCCGGTTTATAGCCGTGGCGACGATCCCAAATCTTGACGCCAGCATTAAGCATGAATGTCAGGGCCATAAAGAATAACGAACCAAGCACACCAATCACCGTCCACTCATCAGGTGTGAAGCCAGCAATCAGCTCTTTAGCCCAAAAAATAAAACTACCACCCGACGCCAGGTAGGAAGCATTAGAAGCGATATTGCTCATTTTCATGATCTCCCCCTCCCGTTCTGCGGGTTGGGCGCGTAGTTAAGGAATTTAGCCCACCAGTGCAACCACTCATGCGGAGTAATGTGTGTGGAGTTGATTGGGTGACTGGTGGGCTAAAACGAGAAAGGCCACGCAATAGCGCAGCCTCACAATTATTTACCTGTTGTTTTATCCACCGCAGACGATGGTGGTATCTTGATTAGCGACGCCGGTTAGATGATGCCAGCAATACTGCGCCGTTTTTGATGGCCGCTGCCAGAGCTTCCGCAAGAATTTCATGCGGAATACCCGGCAAACGTGCAGCCCAAAAGGCCCGAGTTCTCACCCAATCCATATCTCCGGCTAGTTGAGAAGTGATGGCTTGGCGAAGTTCTTTGATTAAGGCCGCTTTTTCTTCTTCTTTTTTGTATAAGGATGCGTCCATATTTATGTCCAATATCGATAAGTTTAATGAGTTCGCTGGTCGGGTATTCGGAATACTCTATGAGGAGTTTCCCATTCCGACCAACATCAATGTAGGTGATATCCTTGGTGATCCGGATTTATACAACACCACAGGTATTCCGCCCGAAATGGCGGATGACGCTGATATAGCCGGATACACCGTTACCTGGTTACACCAATCTGGTTACCTTGATATGCTTAATCGAGATATAAGCCTAAATGAATTTTATAACGTGGTTCTAACAGCAAAGGGGTTGGAAGTACTCAAAGCAATACCTGATAGCTTAGCCCCTCGCTCATCCCCGCTTGGAACACAAATCGTAGATGCGGTTAAATCAGGTGCAAAAGAAACGGTGAGCTCCTTGGTTAACCAAGCACTATCAACTGGCATAAAGTTAGCTGCAAGCTCAGTTGGCATTGATATCTGACGCAAAAAAACCTAAACAATTAAGCCCAGATACTAGTCAGGGCTTGTCATTTTGAAGCCGGTTACGGTTCCGGCGTCAACACCTACCAATGTGCTGACCGCATACCTTTAAATGTACTTCTGTGGTGGTGGGGAATTCGCCGACGTCGTTTCACTGGTGTTCCACTTGTATCCCCACACATCGGTGCCTGCTGTCACCACATTCGGCTGAGCACCAACCATTGCTGCAACAATGTCCTGAATAGATTGGGATATGAACCCGTTATTCAGTGATGCTCAGGCGAATGTAGAAAGCAAAAAACCCCACCAAAGCGAGGTTTATTTGACTGGATAAGCGCTACTGCACAACCAACTCTTATCACAATAGTGGGTAAAATTCGTAACGAATAGTTTTTTATATGTTTTTTTATTCGTTCATACTTACTCTGAGCTCAATCAGAGCTGACAGTCAGCCTGTGCCAACTGCGGACATTCGACTTTTAAAAAGATCCTGAGCACAACGTTTTCTCAGTGCAAAAAAACTTCCTATAAAATATTGATTGGCTGAGGCACTGCTCAAGCGTCAGACAGGCAGGACACGGTCTTTCACAACCGTTTTCATAACCAGCGTTGAGGTAAGCCGCTGAACCCCTGACATACCGGAGAGTTTTTCATCATACAGTTGCTGAAAAGCCGGCAGGTCCCAGGTGATAACATGAAGCAGATAATCCGGATCGCCAAACAGACGCTGCGCCTGAATAATTTGCGGTATTTCTTTTACTGCCGCCTCGAAGGAACTGACTGCCTGCCGATCTCCCTCGCGCAGAGTGACGAAAACTATGGCTGAAAAGTTTAGCCCGAATTTGGCCGGGTCAAGATATGCCCGGTAACCGCTGATAACGCCTTCTTGTTCCAGCGCTTTAACCCGCCGCTGACAAGATGACAAGCTTATCCCCACCCGTTCCGCAAGGTCAGTCAGCGAACGTCGACCATCCTGCTGAAGCTCTGCAAGAATATTGCAATCAGTTCTGTCCATTCCTGAAAATCTCCCGTTTAGCATAAGTTTTCATGCTGTAGATGAAAGCACATTCCGCGTTAAAAGCGATATTCTTTCTTTCCTATTAAACTAATCAATCAGGTAAGGGGTTCAATTTATGCAAGTTTTAGACGCTGGTAAATGGCCGGTCAAAAATGAGGTCAATGAGGATAACGCCGTATGTCACTGAGTATGTTTGCCGCATTCTGGGCCGTTTCCGTGCTTTTTGTTATCACTCCCGGTGCTGACTGGGCTTACGCCATTTCAGCCGGCATTCGGGGTCGCCGCGTCATGCCAGCAGTTGCCGGCATGCTGAGCGGTCATCTTGTCGCAACATTCATTGTGGCAGCAGGCGTCGGCTCGGTTATTGTGAGCGCGCCGGCCATACTTTCCGCGCTGACTTTTGCCGGGGCTTGCTATCTTATCTGGCTCGGCATCGGCATGCTCCGCCACCCGTCATCACCAGCAGCGATTCAGGATAAGGATGCCGGTTCGCGACTGAAGTGGGCGCTTAAAGGCTTCTGCATCAGCGGGCTTAATCCGAAGGTTTTTCTGCTTTTTTTAGCCCTGCTGCCCCAGTTCACCAACGTCCATGCCACTTGGCCGCTTCCGCTGCAAATGGCCGCGCTGGGACTGGTACATGTAGTCAGCTGTGGTGTGGTCTACCTGCTTGTGGGGTACGGCTCAGGCAAGGTACTCCGGACGCGTCCGCGCGCTGCGCAGAATGTCAGCCGGATTTCAGGTGGCCTGATGATCCTCATTGCAGTTCTGCTACTGGCAGAGCAGTTTGTCTGCTTGCCTTGAGTATTCGTTAACAAACGTGGAGCACTTACTGGCTCGAAAGAAAAGCGGTGATCATCGCATGATTCTCGCTCAATATTCGTAACCAGTAAGCGCATACCCTGAATCACCTAATAGCGCAAGTTTCAGGGTATGAAAGTCTATATTTCGCTCTTAACCGACGCTCATACTTATCCCCCCTTTGCTACAGAACATTGTCAGCACAGATCCGATACAGTTTTTGTACTATCAGCCTTATGTGTCCACTCATCCATTTCTAACTTAGCGCCAGCCATAATCAAACAAGCATCTACAAAAGTTTCAGCCAGCATGAGTTTTAACCGAATCTTACCCTCTGAGCACTTATGCTTTCTGGCAATCTCTGACTTTGATCTCCCCTTCTTATAATGCTGCTCAATCAGATCATACTCTTCGCTGCGCCCTGCCTTTTTTAATCGGCCTATAGCTGCATCGACTAGCAGCCCGTCATTATCACAGCAAGACAATCGTGCTTTTGAGGTACTTGGCAAAAGCCCTTTGAAGCCAGCGGCAATAGTAGAATAGCCAACGCCACTATCTTCATTAGCAGCCCAGCCGCCCCAGCGCTCAAGAACTAACTGAATATCTCTCATGCTAAAGCCCCTATACCGATTGAACGATCCATAAAGCGGAATAATAGAACTATCTGACTGCCGTGTTCTTCTTCCCACGCTCGCTGGTTATCATGCAATTTGTCATGACAGATACGGCACAAAGGGAATGTGAATAGGTCATGGGCCTTGGTTGCCATGCCGCCCTGCCCGTGTCCGATGATATGGTGAGGGTCGCAGTCGCCATTGCCACAACCGCAGCAAGGCTGTGATTTAACCCATTGCAGATATTTCCGGTTCTCCCAGCGCCGCAGTTTTGGCCTGAGCATAAAACCTGCTGGTGGCTCGGCATCAACCTTTAGAGCCAAAGCGGGTTTTACTGCTATTTTCGTTGATGGCTTGGCTTTCGTCACTTTCTTGGCAACCACCTCTTGTGGTGCAGGTGTCCAGGTAATATCACTCTCTTTTGTGCCGCCAGTTTCGATAACTGCTGGTGGCATACGTAGAGAAAAACGAGCAATAGCATCCGGCAACAGGTCGTAAACCTCGTTAACCACCGCCCACCAACACAGCTCCGGCAACGTCAACTGGTGGCCCTCAGAAAAACGAAAGTAGCCGCGAACGGTTTCTACCATCCAAGCGACGAGGTTATTGGTCGCCAGTTGGTTCAGGCGAGGAAGTGTCTGCTCTCTCAGCTTATTGTCGTGATGCCAGCACAGGCGAATCGGCCGCTGGTTATAACGCAAGATGGTGAAATTACGGTCATGGCTATCATCCGGATCATGCCACTGGCACTCTTTCAGTCGTTCAACCCACAACTCCAGCACTCGAGGCCCACCAGCAGCATTGATAACCCGTTCATGTTCAAAAAAGGGCAACAGTCGCGGATCATTAGCTAGCTGTTGATTGGCGACCGGCAACGCGCCAGCAGGCAACAGTTTAAACTCATCCGGTTCAGTGGCCACCAGCAAGCGGCCTGACATATACGGCAATAAATCTGCACCTGGCTTCAATATCACCACGCCCAGCTCACGCTGAATAAATGGGGTTAATAGCGCCCTCATGCTGCTTTAGCCGTCATCATTAACTTAATAAGCTCAGCCACTTTCGATTCATAAAAATGTGGTTGCGTCTCACGTGGATTACCCGGACTGATGATATTCTTGCCATAAAGCAGCCCTTTTGATGTCACTGACCAAAAGTATTTAATCCCTCCTTTGGCCTTGGGTGATGTGCTCGGACGGGATCGGCGTTCAACAATGCCCAGTTCGGCCAGGCGACCAAATGCCACTGTTGCCCTAATGGGGATTGACCGAGATTTAAGTACCGTACTCAGTGCCATGGTTGGACGGCTGGAACCATCAACAGCGTCAGTAGGGGCGTCAATGGCATATTGTGGGGCAAGATTGGGTAATCCGATTGCCTGCTGTAGCTTTTGGCAGGCACCAAGAACAGAGGAATTAGAAAGATTGAGTTCTTTACGCATAAACTCTAACAAAATGACACCGGCCTGCATTTTATCTGCTGACGGGTTTACAGCAGTGGTCGGCTGGCTGACTACGTGATCGAACGTTCGGATGACTTTCAGACTAAATGATGCACTGATCCACATGGCATATGAGTACACCAACTCTTTACAAACGTAAGTCCCTTGTTGGTTACCGCCCCGTATAACGCTAACCGGTTGATTTTGTTCCAGAGGTGGAATACCCCCCTCGGTCAATTCTCGTACAAGCTCTTGGGTTTGTTGAATGGCATACCAATATTTGGGTTTATGACGCTCTTCGCTGCCAGCAGCACGATGTAAGTCATTCAGGCAGTAACGACCAGAATTATCGAGACGAACGGAAACACCCTCAATTACGAGTAACTGATTCATAATTCACTCCACACATTAGTTTTAACCAGCCTCTCCAATCCAATGTCCGCACAACTGGAGAGGTGAATAACTGTACAAACACTGTACATCAATACAATATCAACGAGGAACATTTTTATTCACCTCACTGATAACTATCTCTATCTTCCCTCCCTTGATGATTGGACCCCATTCAAGCGCCATCTTTTTTACCTGGCTATCATCACCCCAAACACCCGCATGAGTGAGAGCATCAAGCGGCGCTTTCAGATAATTATCCATATCCCTGATGCGCCGATCGGGTGGGTAGAAATTGATGGTCACCGCTACATGACCAGTAATCGCTTTTGGTACCCGCCGTAACTGTTCAAGAACGCAGGCTAAAGCCTCAACTCTAAACTGACGACCTTTCGCACTGATAAGATGGCGACCCGCTAACGACCCCTTTGTGGGGGCGCGCCAGTAGCTATTAACTGATGGTGGAAATGGCAGGGTGAGTTTCATTCAGCTTCCTCCGGTTCGAGCAGGGCCAAAGATTTAGCATTCGGGGCTTGATCCCCCCAAACGTCCCAGCCGGGCGATGAAGTGCGCGCAAACAGTTCTATGCGTCGAGCATTTTTAAATCGGCGCTCGATCTGTTCACGAAAGAAATGAGGTTTCCCCGAGTGGGTACCGGTATATTTTTCTTCATACACGGTGTATTGGTTTCGCTCAGTCTGGTTGCTGCAAACTTTGCCTCGAGTGAATAGAAGTAAAAACTCAGCGTCATTCATTCCCCACGGGCCAACCACACCATGCCGACTACCAGTGTGTTTCTTCTTTTCCCATACCTTATCGATACGGATGAATTTAAAGCCCCAAGCAGCACCGACAGTTAGTGCCTCCGACACCATGGCGCCCGTTACCCACATGAACAACGCAGAATTTGGACTGGCTATCCCACGAACCTGCATTGTGCAAAGCTCTGTTAAAGACATAGTGGAATATTCCAGACTCACACCACGATTGGGCTTACTTCCATACTGCCAAGGCGGATCGGCGTAAATAACATCGTAGAGCGGGGGTGGTAACGCAGCAGCAATTCGCTGACCGAGCCATTGCATGACATTGACAGCCATGCTGTTGCCGATCGCTTTATATCTTGGACCATCAGCCGCAGCACGACAGCAATCCTCAAAGCTCTTCGTCCGACCACCACGCATCAGATACCTTGCATAGTCTTCTGCCATTTTTTCAGGGCGAATGGCACGACCATAGGGAATGAGCGTGTGATCATCTGGCATGCCCTGTAATCGTTCACACTCTCGTGGAGTTAGGCGACGAACTGCCATCTGCACAACTACCGCGTCGGCGGTGCTGCGTGAATCCAGTGTAAACCCTACCTCTTCTTGCCAGCCTTTGCCCTGCGGGCCTGCGGTGTCAACCCTACCGATTTGAGCATGTTGGAGGCAATAAGCTACCGCTGGAGGCTGACCACCATTTGCATTACTTTCACAACTATTTCCCGCTCGTAATGTCGGGGATATATCAACTGAGGCATCACCGCCATAATCTTTATAGCTGAATGCATAGAGAGGAATATCGATACATGTGCTCTGCTGCTCTTTCTGGAAAAGAACCGCAGGAATATTATTACATTGTAGTGCTCCGCTAATTTCTCTAAATCCAAGCGTTGACGAGGTATTGCCGCCAGCCTGCCAATTGAATGCTATAGCCAGATCGGTTGCATCTTTGTAATCTCTTGCTTTGCATGTAGAGGCTGTATCATCGTCGGCATATTCGCCCAGCGCAGTCATTCTGAATGCTTTACTTAAGACTAAATGGCCTGCTGTTGCTTGGTTGTCGTCTGCACCACATGTTCCAACGCCGTTTGCAGTAAGGGCGGCAACCGCTTTCCCCGATTCTCTGCTCGGCGCAGAATCCCGGCGCAGGCCGTCGAACTCAAATAATATTTCTGCGGGATTAATGTCATCTCGAGCACTTGCGACAACGAACACACGGCGGCGGCGTTGGGCCACTCCAAAATATTGGGCGTCTTTGATGATCCACGCGATTGCTCTTTTGGGTCCAGACACATAACCAGCGTTCGTCCATTTTTCCCCTGATGGGACAAGTGGCTCATCTTCTCCGGCAAGTGCTGCAAGAAAACATCCGAATGCGTTGTCTTTGCTGCTGAGAACGCCCGGCACGTTTTCCCAGACGATGATTGATTTTTTTTCACCACGTTGGCGGCGCGTGTCGTCGATTGCATCGGCTAATTCCACATATGAAAGAGTTAACTGGCCTCGGGCATCTGCCAGACCATTACGCAGGCCAGCAACGCTGAACGCCTGACAGGGGGTGCCACCGACAAGGATGTCTGGGGCTTCTACGCTTCCGGAGCGTACTAACTCGGCAATCTTTGTCATGTCGCCAAGATTGGTAACTGTTGGCCAGCGATGTGCCAGAACTGCTGATGGGAATGGTTCTATTTCACTAAACCATGTTGCTGCCCAGCCAAGTGGTTCCCATGCAAGGCTTACTGCTTCGATACCGCTACACACCGATCCGTATCTCATGCCGCAGCCTCCCCGCTCACGCGCTGGCTGCATTCTTTCCAGATGGCATTCCAACGCTGAACCGCAAAACTCTCATTCATGGAACGAATACCTGCTTTGCTAGCCTCGCCTCTTACAGTTTTTTCCAGTTGGCTTGGCTTAACGTTTTGGCCTGTCCCGGAAATAAAACGTTTGTAAGCTGCATCTCTCTCTGTGTGATCTGTTGCCTGGGCCTGTTGCGATGCGGTCTTCCGTCCCTCGCTGTGCCAAGCACTGGCAGCCAGTAAATTTCCATCGAATTTAGTCGGGCGAAACATGGTTTCTGGATTCAGGAACTTTGCCCACTGAGTACCAAGCCAGCGGTTTACCAGATAGTCAACGACCAGCATCAGCGAATCTTTGTCATGGCCATCGGTCAAACGAGCGCGAATATTCTGGAGGTTAGTTTTTATGGTGGTGTATTTAGCCCCAGTGAGCTGATTCAGGTGTTTGAGTACTTCAATGGCTTCGTCGGTGAATTTAATTTCTTTAGAAATATCCTCACCTCGGGCTTCCGCCACCGGCGGTTGCCCAAAAGTGTTTTTATTTGATGGATCTGGTGTTGATTTTACTGACGGATCGCCCCCAGATTCTGGCGGGTCAAAAGTGCCGTTTTTGCCAGATTCTGACCCGTCAAATTTTGAGCCGTCAGATTTTGAGGTGTCAGATTCTGACGCATGAGCAGCGGCCTTAAGCTTTGCAACATTCAACTGATAAACATTACTGGCATTCCTGTTACCGGCACGGCGGGCTTTCTTGCTTAACCAACCATCCGATTCCAGATCAGCCAAAGCAGTACGAACAGTGCTTTCGCCCGCACCGATCTGGCGGGCAATCGTCGTCACTGACGGCCAGCACACACCCTCATCATTAGAGAAATCAGCAAGACGGGCCATAATCGCCACCTTTGATATCTTCATACCAGCAGCCGCACAGCCGTCCCATACATAACTGGATAGCTTTACGCTCATACATCCACCTTGGTAAATTCAGCCCTGAACCGTCTGATAGGCTTTGATAACTCGCCATGCTCATAGCCATCACGCAGGTAAATAACCTCGCCTGTGGTGCTGTCATAGCGAATGACGTGAACGCGAACGCCACGCTTATCTTTGTAATAACGATCAAGTAGTTGGATTGGGTTTGTTGTAGTTGAGCCAGGGTTAGTCATACGCAGCCCCACTTACGGCGAACCGCACCCACAATTCCCCGCGCCCTGCTGTGGTTGCACGGTACCCACCGGCCCTTTATCATTCGTTCATACCGGAACGGACTGACACAAACGCAACGCAGTTGCGGAATAGGACGTTTAGCCGCTACAATGTTCATGCGTTAATTACTCCACACGTTTAGTTAATGCACCCGACGCCTCTGTGCCGCACACGGAGGCGTCACCCCTTTTGTAAACAGCCTTTGATAAAATTCTAATCCCCTGAATAACTTGAATTAATTCATCAACACACTGGTCAAACTTAACCTCTTCCAAGTGGTCAATCTCTCCATCAGCAGTGTATTCAATAAATTTCTGATGCAATTCACCGTACTTAGCGCCAAACACTAAGAAGCGTTCGTGCAACTCTTCGTCATGTATTTGATCAATTCGGGGTAATTTGAAAAACAGGCCACCAGCTCGCTTACACATGGCCTCTGTGATATCAGAACGACCCGAAAAGAATTCCATGTCGACGGCCATACCTAATGGCACTACCTGCCCCGCTAACTGGCGTACTCGGTTACGAAGCGCGTTATCAGTGCCATTCTTGGGATCAAGTGTTTTTGCCATACCCTCATACTTGCCCGGAGTCTGAATGATTAACTGGTGTATCGCGTCGCTAATGTCCGGTTGAGTTGGAAAGTCTTTGTTATCCACAATGTTTCTTCCTATCTGGTGGTGATACTAATTGCGGTTGAGTGCTATTGTTTTCGTAAATATCTGGTCTTAGTTGGAATTTGGTTACAACTCCGCAAGTTTCATCCTCTAGCTTCTTAGCTAGAGAGAATCCTGCTTTCTTGTAACCGTTAAATACGAGCCTTAAATAACCAGTGCTACTTTCAACACGTATGGCGAGAGCTGTTTGCTCGTCTTTTGTTAGTGCATCCCAATATTCTTTCATCTGTGTACCTCCGAGATACATTATGCATTATTTAAATGAACCCGCAAGGGCCTTGTACCCTCGCGGTACACGCCGTTAAATGGTAGGCATGAAAACTAATGAAGAAATCCGGCGTGAAAACGCCAGAAAATTGCGGGATAGTGCAGGAGGAAACAATTCTTTCGCTGTATTGCTGGACCGCGAACCAACGCAAATAAGCAGAATAATAGGCAAGAACCCAACAAAAAAAATTGGGGACGATATGGCGCGCCATATTGAAAAGTGCTTTTCTTTGCCTGATGGATGGTTAGATCAAGAACATCAGACGACTAATGTTGTGCCTGACGTGGCAGATACAGATCTAAAAATTCATATGGTCCCTGTTATTTCTTGGGTTCAGGCGGGTGCTTGGACTGAAATTGGTTATTCTGAGGTTGACTTAAGCTTGTTAGACACCTATCCATGCCCGGTCCCTTGTGGCCCTATGACGTATATTCTTCGGGTTATTGGCGACTCAATGATTGATGAGTACAGGCCAGGTGAAATGATTTTTGTTGATCCGGAAGTGGCTCCAATACATGGTGATGATGTAATCGCCATAATGATTGATTCTGGTGAAACGACGTTCAAAAGATTGGTTGAAGATGGTGGGAAAAAATACCTTAAAGCGCTAAATGCAAACTGGCCAGAACAATACATTACCATTAATGGCAATTGCTCAATAATTGGCACGGTTATTTTCTCTGGAAAACCAAGACGTTATAGAGCATAGAAAAACTAATTTAAACATACCCGCTTCGGCGGGTTTTTTTATGCTTGACAATGTACCCATAAGATACATAATGTACCTGTAGAGTACGAAATTATCCGATTAGCTGGGTTAACAGTGTGGAGTAATAAGCATGAGTGCAGAGCGCGAACCGTACATTTACGCAGGTGACTTAAATGCCGAGGAACTCTTAGCTTGGTTAGAGCATCGGTTCAATGTGGTTAAAGCTTTTGTCCGTAAAAAGGCTGCTATGGAAAGTGATTTAGTATCAGCAGCCTTTTTAGGTAGAGATGTTATTAGTTGTCTTGATAAAGGCGGCTTGTATGGTGTGCGTACTTCTCAGGAGTCCACTCTTCCAACAGAGATTTGTCTGGCGCAAAAGCAAATTTCTGAATTTCGAGAATTTTTAAATAATTTTGGGATTCAGTTGAAAGGTTTTCAGGATGAAGATCTTCCAGCAAAACAAGTAAACAGTCCTCATAACTGAGATCTCTGATTGTTTGCGGTAACCATTTTGTTTTTAAGAAGATTTTATGATGTAGGGCAGCTGCACCAGAAAGGCTTACAGATGGAACTGAATACTTATCGCGATGCTCTTGCAGTATTAACTCAAGAATGAGGATCAAATAGGCGTTTGCTCTGGCATTGCGAACTTCAATTTTATCTCGGTAGGCTTCATGGGAAAAAGATGTATCGGAGACATTTAGCTTCTTGCATACATCAGTAGAAATTTCATGCCACAGAATTGAATAGCTGCTCATATCACGTCCTTTCTTGGTTGTGTGAGAACTCCCAAGATACCACCGCCGCCTGAGGTGGAGAAGTAACCAGGCACAGATTTAATCCATTGCTGTGCTGTGTCTTTAGCGGCTGCGCCTGCCAACACCAGATTAGGCCAGCCGCCCTTTTCACACAGAGAAGTGCTCCGGGCGGGTTATCCCTTTAAACCCGTACAGTATAAAGCCCCCGGATCGGAGTACTTCTCTGTGTGTGGAGTAAACAACGCAGTGCAAACTGCATTACTGAGGATCACCCCAATGAGTGAAGAAAGAAAAACCGTGGTACCGGAATTTCTTGGTGAACTGGATGCCGGTATTTTCGAAAATAAAATATCTGCTGCTTTAAATGCTGCCGCGCTAGGCGTTCTGAATAATGGCGGTAAAGGAGAGGTAACTATTAAGTTTGATTTATCTCGCATGAGTAATTCAAAAGACGAAAAGCGCGTCATGATCTCCCATAAGCTTAAATTCACCACCCCAACACCACGCGGTAAATCATCCGAAGAAGATACAACCGAAACGCCTATGTATGTTGGCAAAGGCGGTAAGCTGGCAATTATGCAGGAAGATCAGGGCCAGTTATTCACAATTAAGGGCGAGACTGACGGAAAACTAAAGACCGTTAATTAATTTATTCGCCATCACCAAATTATATTTATTAAGGACTTTATATGTCTCAACAATTAGATTCATCAGCCATCACACAAATTCGCGATATGGCTTTGACTACTTTGCTTGAAGAGAAATTATCATCTACCGATTGCGATACCATTGCATTACCTGCCGGTGTAGCAGTTAAAAGTCTTGAGCAATTTAATCTGGAGCGCTACCGCTTCCGTGGTGTTATGGAAACCAGCAGTATTAATGAATACGTGAAATATTCATCTGGCTATGCGGGTGACGGTGTTCGCTGTTTCATTGATGCAGATGAAATGCGCGCACAAACCATTTTTAATATTGGCACGTTGACTAATCCCGGTCATGCCGATAACACTGCCAGTCTGTCACTCAAAAAAACAGCGCCATTCCGTGAACTGCTTAATATTGATGGCCGCAAACAGACGCAAAAAGAACTTGCTGAATGGCTGGAAGATTACCGTGAGTTCTTGCTGGCCTTTGATGTTGATGGTGTAGTGCTGGATATAAAGAAAGCCGTTGGTGCCGTTCGCCGTATTACCATTGAACAAACCAGTTCGGCCGATCATGAAGACCAGGACTTCAGCGCGAAACGATCTGTAATGGAAAGTGTGGAAGCCAAAAGCAAAGATGTCATGCCAGCGGCATTTGAATTTAAATGTATTCCTTATGAGGGATTAGGTGAACGTCGATTTAAATTGCGCTATAGCATTCTCACCGGCGGCAATGTTCCCGTTTTAGTATTGCGCATTGTTCAACTGGAAGCGGAAGAAGAAAAGATTGCCGTAGAATTTCTTGAATTGCTTACCGCTAAATTTAAAGACGTCGAAGTTGAAACCTTTATTGGTAAATTTAAAGCGTAATTAATTAAACCTTAATTAAATAGTATCACTTCAAATATCCCAGCAATGGGGTATTTGGCGGGGTATTACCTAAAAACCGTGTGGAGTATATTTATGTCTTATATTACGACTTATTCAGGGCTGGACTTTGATTATTTAAAACCACTGGCCAGCAGTATTTGTATTGAAGATATCGCGCAGGCGTTATCACATGAATGCCGCTTTGCCGGTCACCTGCCGAATTTCTATAGTGTGGCCCAACATTGCTTGTTAATAAGCACGATAGTGCCAGAAGAATTTGCCCTTGAAGCCTTACTGCATGATGCAACCGAGGCATATTGCAAAGATATCCCCTCACCTCTTAAACGCCTACTGCCTGATTACCAGGTTATTGAGCAGCAGGTCGATACCGTCATTCGTGAAACCTTTGGGTTGCCTGCCGAAATGTCCGCGGTCGTCCACTACTGCGATCTGGTGATGCTGGCCACCGAACGCCAGGAACTGGACATTGATGATGGTAAAGAGTGGCCGATGTTGGCCTGTATTCCATTGGCAGAAATGGCAATAGTGCCAATGTCATCACGGGATGCGCGGATCGCTTTCTTGGCTCGCTTCAATGAGCTAACCGGGGCCATAGCATCATGATGTACGGCCTGTTTTTACTCGTCTGCTACACATTCCAGCCGTGCCAATACGAGCCGCAAGGCTACGTCTATCCGGATGATAAGAACTGTATAGCCGACATCCAGCAACAAGGTCTACCACCTGAATATGAATGCCTTCCGGTGGATGGCGTTCTCTATGCGAGGAAACAGTGATGATCAAGACAATTACAGTGGTACCAGTTGAACGTGACGCATTGGGTTTCTGGACTCATCCAGATTTCTTTGAGCCAGCAAATGGTAATGAGTTCGGCGTTGAAGGTGAATTCGATGCGTGGAAAGCACTTAATCGTGTTACGGGTGCGATCAGCTGGATGGAGTGCGAAGAAAACGCAGAAGAATTACAAGCTGCATACGACGCTGGCGATTGTGATCTCAGCATGTGGCAACCAACTCCACCAGCAGGTGATGGTTGGTTTCTCGCTTCTATTCATGAAGCGGAAGATGGACCTGTTTGTTACTGGTTACGCTCTATCGAATTCGATCCGGAAGCGTTAGCAGCCCACCGAGACCGCTGCCACCTTGATGCATTAAAAATAGAACTTATCAATAAGCATCAAATTACAGTTACGGCAGCGCATGAATATTTTGCAGCCTGTGATCTGGGTGAAGAAAGACTTTTTGCAGCGGCGATTTTTGAACGTCTGCGTGTGGCCACTAGAAAACATCAAGGTGACCTATGAGCTTTCAACTAAAGTTCGAACAAAAAGGCGACTTTCAAGCCTGGTACGCATGCCAAGCGTGGCTTAATGATCGTGGCTACAGTTACGGTCCAACATCTGCTCGCGCACCGGGGGTCGGTGTTCTTAAGGGTGATTTCTGTATCGCCAAAATGCACAACCTGACAAAACAGGAAATTAAACAACTGGATGGAAGAGTTGACGGTGATTTCCGAGAAGGGCCGGTCACCCTTCGGCTAAAAGTTGAGCCAGAAGTTATGGTAAGCAGCGAATCAACGAAGCAACAACGCCTTGATCATGCCAATCAGTTGATCCGTATTATTGCCGCCCATGGTCGCCGGTTCTTCTTTGATACAAGAACGGAGAGAGTCGCTCATCTCGAATTGAACAATACCGGTAGGGTTTTTCTGATCGATGAATATACCGGTAAGCGAATTTATACCCACTTCGAAAACCGACACTGGAAAGGATTTAACCACGGCGGTACTTTGCGGCAGCTGGTCATAATGATGCGGAACTACATCTGTAAAGGTGAGCGCATCGATGCTTACTACTTGGGACCGGAAAGAAGCGGTCTACTAAAAGGCAATATTTGGGGCTATCCAGAAGAGGCGATCGAGGCTGTTCGTAATGAAGCTGGCTTGTTACCAATCATCGAGCAGGAGGCATGATGGATAAGTCGATTTTAGATATGTGCTGCGGCTCCCGCATGTTCTGGTTTGACCGTGCCGATCCGCGCGCCGTATTCGTCGATATCCGTGCCGAGAGCCACATTTTATGTGATGGCCGTAAGCTGGAGATTACACCAGACCTTATTGCTGATTTTCGTCAGTTACCGTTTGCCGATGATACTTTCCAAATCGTTGTATTCGACCCACCCCACCTCACACATTGTGGACCAGAGGGTTGGCAGGGGAAGAAATACGGCATCCTCAGTAAATCATGGAAAGACGACCTGACCAAAGGCTTTGCTGAAGCATTCCGCGTATTACGTGCCGGGGGGGTTCTTATCTTTAAGTGGAATGAAGTGCATATCCCTACTCGCGACATTATCAAACTGTCGCCAGTACCGCCAATATTTGGGCATCCATCAGGCAAAAGGGCCAATACCAACTGGGTATGCTTTCAAAAACCAGGTGAAAAATTGATAGCCCGATTGGCAGCGGCAGAAGCACAGATAAAAGATATGAAAGAGGTTTTGCGCGGGATTCATAACACAGCCATCGATCCCTACGGTTCACGAGCTGGAATAGCAATTGCCGCTAAACGAGCAGTGTTGGGAGATGCATATGCTGAGTAAAGATAAGCTGGAAAAGCGGATTGCAGAAATTAGGAATATAGCCAGTGAAATGAAATGGTCGTCAGTTGAACATGGTCAGGTGGCACTCAATGATGCGGAGGCATTAGAGGAACTGCTATCACTGCGTGAGCAAATTAAAGCGCTTAAACAGCAGAAACCTATAGGCCAAGTCATTAGCTGTAACGGCAATAAAACCCTCGGTTGGATTAATGACGCACCAGAAAGCACCTTGTTATTCACAGCAGCCAAACCAGCAGAAATACCACGCCATATTTTCTCAATGCTGGTAAATGAATTACGCGACGTTCCTGCCATCGGCTGTAAGAGGGAATTAATTATTGGTGTGTTAAACCGTCATGGCGTTATCGCTGAGCCGGTTCAGTGTGATCCACCAGCAGCAGAATAATTTTAGTCACGGCCTGTGTGCGGCGGGCCTTTAAATAAACAGTGTGGGGTATGTATGAATACAACATTTTTGTTAATGGCTGAGTTTGAAACATCAACGATCCCGCTGTCCGATATTGCTGAGCGGTATTTCGGTATGAAGCCTGCAACAGCAGATAAGAAAGCTGGCGCTGGTGATCTGCCGGTTCCCACCTTCCGTATCGGTGACTCACAAAAGGCTCCCAGAATGGTGCACGTTAACGATTTAGCGGACTTTATTGATAAGCGGCGCGGGGAAGCAAAAACAGAGTTGGCGCGGATCAAATAA